CGACGGGCGCCGGGCCCGCCTGCGGCGAATGACGACGCAGCACGTCGCTCTCCTCGGTGTGGGCCTCTGCCCGGTGGGTGGGGGTGGTGTCGGGAGCCGTGGAGCGCACGGCGGCCCGGGGATCGGCGGGGACGGTGACGAGGGAGACCTCGAGGAGCTCCCAGCGGTCCGCCCGCCAGATTTCGGTGTCGTCCTCGACGCTCGTGAGCGTCCAGGCGGTGACGCGGTAGCCGACCGAGATCGAGGACAGCTCGCCGCGGGCGACCATGCCCTCGTGCAGTCGGCCGTCCTCGGTGTCGGCGAAGCGCAGGCGCCCGCCGAGCTCGCCGCCGGCGACCCGGGCGATCTCGACGACGCCGATCGGCCGGTCCTGGTCGTGGTTGAACAGGAAGGCCATCCGGCCGTCCGCCGCCCGCGTCAGGTCGATCGCCTCGGGCGTGACCGCGAGCTCCTCGTAGGCGCCCCAGCGGCGCACCCGGGCGCCGGTCGAGAACACCGCCTCGACCGTGCGGGATGCCGCGTCGTAGGTGCCGGCCCGGAAGGTCGCGGCGCGCGTCGCGGTCGAGCCCGGCTCGAAGCCGTCGGGGCCCATGCGCGGGGTCGTCGCGGCGCGCGTGCGCCGTCCGGCGGCGCCGGGCGCCGCGGGGGATGCGATCATCGGGTGAACCTTCCCGGGGTTAGTCGGCGCCGGCGGTCGCCGGTTTCGCCGCGGCGGCGCCGTCGCCCTCGGGCGATTGCGCGACGCCGAGCTGCGAGGTGCGGCGCGGGTCGATGTCGAGGACGAGGTCGCCCGGCAGCGCGTCGAGCACGCGGAAGAAGTCGGCGGTGTCGGCGAGCCCCTTGCGCCAATCCTGGCCCCAGGAGCCCAGAAATTCCTGGGGCGAGAGGCGGCCGGAACGGACCGCCAAGATGTCGGCCTGCAAGTCCTTCAAGGGGTCGATCGGCTCGACCGCCGGCATGATGTACTTCCAGCGGTACCCGGCCTTGCGGGGCTTGAGGGCCCCCGACAGGATCGCCGCGTCCGTGAACCAGCCGGTCACGCGCCGCATCATCTGCGGCACGAGGATCAGCTCCTGCTCCTGCTCGGTCAGGCGCCGCCCCTCGATCTTGCCGGCGCGCAACGACGAGTAGTTGGCCTGCCTGAGGTCGCCGGTGAGCTGGTCGTAGGTGACGCCCGTGCCGGCCGCGAAGGCCATTTGGGCGGCGAGGTAGACCGGTTCGAACTGCCCGGCCGAGGACGGGTTGACCGTGACGACGTCCTCGCCCGGGTTGAGGTAGCCGATCATCCCGGGCGCGAGGCGCTCGAGCAGCCGGCGGGCCGTGCCGCTCTCCTTGACCACGGCGCCGAGCGAGGCGGCCTGGTCGCCCGTCGTCTTCACGAACAGCGACAGGCAGGCCTCGGTCTTGGCCTTCATCAGGACGGCGTCGAACAGGTCGGCGGCGTCGCGGGCGTTCAGGAGCACCGGCGTGAACACCGGCACACCCCGCACCTGACCGGGGCGCAAGGGGTGGAAGAGGTGGATGACGTCGCCGGCCGGCACCCACTTCGACACGTAGGCCGTGCCGCGGTAGGTCAATTCCCCCGGGTGCTCCGGGTGCAGCCAGTAGCCGGTGCGCTCGTCCCAGTCGCCGAGCGTGACGCCGAGGCGCGAGACGTGCCCCTCGAACACGGCGCGGTCGCGGAAGGCGTCGATGTAGTCGCCCTCGAGCACCTTGAGCTTGAGGGGGACGCGCTGGCCGCCGTCGAGGCGGCGCGGCACGCGGCGGATCACGCTGTCGCCGCCCTCGAGCATCGCACTGTGCGCGGATTTCTGGAGCCCGGCGAAGTCGAGGATCCCCTCGATGTCGGCGGTCGGGCACCAGTCGTCCCATTCCTGCTTGGCCGCGTTGTCGACGCGGTCCGAGCCGTTGTCGGGCACGGCAATGATGCCGGTGCCGATCGCGTGGCCGGTGCGGATGTCGAGGACGCGCCGGCCGGCCGGCGTGTTGCGCGCGAGATCCCGCGAGCGGTTGCGCAGGCGGCCGAGGACCGCGCCGATCTCGACGTTCGCCGACGAGTTGCGGTCGGTGAAGCTCTCGCCCCGCCGGCCGGTCTTCGCGCCGTCGTAGGCGCGGGCGTCCTCGACGAGGCCGAGGGCCTGGGCCCGGGCGAGTGCCGCCCGCGGCGCCACCCAGGCCAGGGCCTTGAGGGCCCGCTTGGACAGCGACATGGGTCAATCCCGCGTGAAGGTGGCGAAGGTGACGCGCGGCGCCTCGGCCTTGAGCCCGAGCGCCGCCGCGATCTCGTCCCGGATCGAGCGCATGTCGGCGAGCGTCCGGTACTCCACCTCCCGGTTGTCCGCGAACCGGACCTTGCGGGCCCCGGACGCGATCGCGGCGTTGATCGCGTCGAGGTCGGCGGTGGTCCAGGCCATCGGGCGGGGTCCTTCAGAACCAATCGTTGGTCGGTCGATCGAACCAAGCCGGCGCCTCCGGCGGGGGAGGCGGAGGCGCCGGCTCGGGCGGCGGCGGGGGCGCCGCCGGTGGGGCACCGGACGAGCCCTCGTCCTCCGTCGGTAACCTCCGCGCAGGCGTGAAGAGGTCGACGTGCGAGAGCTCGTCCGGCAGTCCGCGGGCCCGCGCGAGCGCGGCCCATTCGTCTGGGCTCATCGAGGAGAGCCCGAGGTATTCGGCGAGCGCCAGGTTGTAGACCCGGCAATCGAGAAGGTGGTTGTCGGTGGTCTTCGCCCACTTGCGGGTCGTGACCTGCCCCTTGACGATCACGTCCTCGAGCCGCTCACCCGTGAGCTGCTTGAAGTACGTCTCGTCGAGCCACATGCCGAAGTGGCAATAGCCGGGCGGATCGACCCGCTCGCCCGAGCGGATGCCGGCCTTGTGGAGCGCGTTGTAGAGCCAGGACTTGAGGCCCCAGGTCCCCACCGGATAGATGTGCACGCCGCCCTTGATCTTGCGGCCGTCGAGGTCGACCTCGACCTCGCGGCGCTGCCCGATCGGCGGCTTCTGCCAGCCCGGCACGCCGTCGAGCGCCAGGATCGTGTCGTGCCCGGTGTTGAGGTTGATCGACTGGTTCAGCCGCACGAAGCCGTAGACGGCGTTCGAGAGGTAACCGGTGTCGATCCCGAGCACGTCGACCCGCCGGGTGCGCCCGAAGGCGTCCGGAAACTCGCGCCGCAGCGTCCGGTCGAGGAGGAGGCCGTAGACATCAGCCCGCGAGTCGGAGGGGTCGCCCGGGATGTAATCCGCGTCGACCGTCCAGCTCTGGCCGTCGGGCGCGAAGGCCGCGACCTCGTACCAGATCCCGCGCATCTGCACGTCTGCGGCTGCCACCAAGAGCAGCCCCTGCGCCGGAACGTGGAAGCGCTGCAAGCCCTCCTCGCGCCGCTCCATCAGGCGGGTGTGGTCGGGCGCGTCGCCGCGCTGGCGGTAGGGCCGCCCGAGCGTCAGGTTCGCGAAGTCCTTGGCGCCCTTGTCGCCCTTCTTGGCGGCCTTGAGCCAGTCCTCGGCGATCGCCTCGTAGCTCATCATGAGGCTGATGAAGCTGTCGATGTGGAAGCCCGGGTGCCGGCCCTCGCCCTCGACCGACGGGATCCAGCGCCCGGCCCGCACCGCCTCGACCCGCTCGGTCTCGGTGATGTGGTGCCCGCACCGGCACTCGTAGCGGGTGCGGTGCGGGTGCGCCGCGTCGATCCGCAGCCGCTCGAAGTCGTGGACGAACAGGTTGCCGCAAGCGGGGCAGGTCAGGTTCCAGAACCGCTGGTCCGAGCGCCGGAACGACCGGTCGATCCGGCAATGGCCGGGCTTCTCGCCCGTCTCGTCGCCGGTGTCGATCTCGGGCGTCGAGATCTCCAGGATCTTGAAGTCTTTCGTGCGCCGGAACGCCGTGAACCGGCCGAAGAACAGGGTCTCGGGATCACCGAAGCCCGGAATGTCGGCCCACTTCGACAGCTCGTCCTTGACGCCCTTCTTCGTGGTCTTGGACGAGAGGTCCATGACCGAGTTGGCGTTGCCGAGCGCAATGTAACCGCCGGCGAATTTCTTCTCGTAGGTCGTCGAGCCCGCCCCCGACCGGCTGGTCTGCGGCTCGATCACGACCCGGCCGGCCCGCTTCTGCCACGCGTCGATCAGCGGCTGCAGCTTCTGGCCGTTGATGTCGCGCAGGAAGTCGATGCCGGGCACGCCGTAGAGGGTGTTCGCCGGCTCCTGGTCGGCGATGTAGAGCATCCAGCCGAGCGCCAGGATCGAGGCGCCCGTCTGCTGGCTCTTGCGCACCGTGACGAGGTTGCAGGGGTGGTCGTCGCCGAGGCAATCGGCGATCTCGGTGAGGTAGGGGGCGCCCGCCGGGTTCCAGAGCTGGCCGGCAAGGGGGCCGTCGATGAGGACGAGGTTCTCGGCGAGCCACTGCGAGACGGCGACCGGCGGGCGCGGTTCCAGGACCTGGCCGATCCGGCCGGTCACCAGTCTCGCCGCCCCGGGAAAGCCGCTCATCCACGCTACTCCGCCGGCACCTCCTCGTCCGTTGCCGGCGCCTCGGCGGCCATGGCCTGGAACGACGCCGCGATCTTCGCGCGCATCCGGACCGCCGCCTTCTTCAGTTCGATCCGCAGGGCGTGGACGTTCTCGAGGCCGAGCGCTCGGCCGATCGCGTCCGCCTCCTGGGGCAGTTGGTCGATGAACCGCGCCATGTCGGCGGCGGACTTCGCCACGGCCGCCTCGTAGCGGTCGCGGCGCAGCAGGGTCTTGCGCAGGTCGCCGACCTCGAGCCGGCGCTTCTCGACCTCGTGCCACGCCTTCTGGCGCAGCGCCTCGTCGTAGCTGTCGCCGGGATCCGTCGCCGGAGGCGGGAGGGCTGCCTTGGGCGCCTGCGCCTTCGACGGATCGCCGAAGCGGCCGCGCAGGTGATCGTACTCGACGACGTTGAGCGCCGCGATGCGCCCGCGTCCGTCGCGCGCGACCGCGAGGCCGTGCTGCGCGACGAGGTCCCGGGCGATCTTGAGCACCGCCTCGCGGGTGACGCCGTCCCGCTCGGCGATCCGGGCGGCCGTCCACATCACCTCAGGTGTGGCAACGTCGGTTGGCACGTTTGACAACCCTGGCAACCCTGATTTCGAGGGAGCCTCACTGGCAAGATCCCGGGGTCTCCCGCCCGTGGGGGCCGATCGACCGGGGAGGGACCCTGGCTGACGCAGGGGGAGGCCGGGGGTCACCCCCCGAGCACCCGCCCCAGCTCGTGGGCGAGCCGGTCGGGCAGGTCGCGCTCCACCGCCGCCTCGAAGGCCGTGCGGCTCGCGCCCTGCACCATCTCGTCCGGGATGTAGAGGCCCGAGCGCTTGACCTCGAACCGGTCCATGCCGGAGTTCGTGCGCGAGCCCACCCGCTCGAAGACCTGCCCGTTCCAGTTCGGCTTGACGACCCGCTTGGGCCACCACCCCGCCTTCATGAACGTGCTCGGGTAGATGCTCCGCTTCGACCAGGGCGCGGCCGAGACGCCGGTCGACGTCTCCCGCGCCCCGAAGTGTTTGAGCCGGATGTTCCCGCCCTTGCTCCGGATCGTGTAGGTCAGCCCGCCCTTGCCCGCCTTGTCGACGCGCAGGGCCTTCACGATGGTGCGGCGCTTCAAGCCCGTCTGCGGGACGAGCGCGCGCGTCATCTGCGTCTTGGCTTTGTCGCCCGTGTGGTTGATCGCCCGGGCCAGCGCCGGACGGGCTTGCGCGCCCGCCGCCGCGATCTGGTTGCCGAGGCGGGCGATCGCCGCGGCGTCGAGGGTGACGATCAGGCCGCCGCTCATCCGCGCCTCCGGGCGGCCTGCGCCAGGGTGCGGGCGAGGTCGCGGGCATCCTGGCCCAAGGAGCGCCCGAGGGCGTGCGCGCTCTGCGCTGCGGTCCGCACGTCGCCCTGGCGGAGCGCCTGCACACCCGCCGCGAGGACGGGGCGGCGCTCGGCGCAGCGGCAACCCATGGTCGCCTCCTGTGTCCGAGGACCGCGTGTCGCCCGCGGCCGGCATGCTCAGGTGAGATCGCCTGCGGGCAACAAAAAACCCCGGCGGGGTGCGCCGGGGTGTTTTTGGCCCTTTCTAGGGTGGGTTGACTATGGTCAAGCTTTTGCTGGCCGTCAAGCGTCTTGTGTCAGGCCGCGATCCGTTCGGAATTCGCTTTATTCGTCCGTGCCTTGCGCCGGGTCACGGGTGCCCGGTCGAGGGCCTCGGACGACCAAATCGTCAGAGGCGCCGCCGGCCCGGTGACCGCGAATTCAGGGCAGCCGGCGCGGGCCGCGGCCAGCATCCCGAGGGCCGCGTGCCACGCCGCATACCGCGCGCGCTCGAAGGCGACGACGTCGAGGGGCGCGTCCGCCACGAACTCGAACCCGGCGACGTCACGGGTGCCGGGGCGATACACGGGACGGCGGCGCAGGCTCGCGTCCATCACGTCCGGCCGGCTCGCCTCGCGCCCGTGGGTGATGATGAGCACGCTCGTCGGCAGGGTCGTTAGGGGACGGGGCAGGCCGACCGGGACGCGGTCGTTGCGGCCCTCGCCGCGTCCGCCGCGGCGGCGCGTGGCCTGGATCGACGCCTTGCCACCCTTAAGCGTGATGACCTCTCCGTGGCGCTCCGCCGTCTCAGCGTCCCACACCAGGAAGTCGGCGCCGGCCCCGTACTCCACGTACATGTCGGGGAGGGCCAGAACCGCATCGTGCAGGGCGAGGAGGCCATCGGCCGTGCCGGCGAGCCGCAGGAACGCCTCGCGGGTGCGGGCGGCGCTGTTCGCGGCGTAGGACGAGGTGTCGACCCGCTCAGGGCCGCCGAGCTGCGAGCCAGGCGCCCGGGGGCCGGAGCCGAGACCGAGGGCGACTGCGCCCGCCTGCCGGCCGTCCTGGCCGTAGCGGTCGACGCGCTTCTCGCGGTAGGCGCGGACGAGAAGGGCCTCGATATCCACAGTTTCCCGGTTCGCGTTCTGGAGCATGGCCGACCCCTGTTCGGGAGGATTGGGAGGCTAGGGAGGCAAGCCTTGGCGCCGCGGCGCTTGCCTCCCAGAACTCGGGGCGCCGCCACGGCCCCGCTAAACCCTTACACCAGCTTCGCTTTTCTTTCTTTCTTTTCCGTTTGAACGATCAATTTGGGAGGCTAGGGAGGGTAGGGAGGATAAATCTTGGGTATGCATGAGACGCTTTTGAAATGAGCGGCCCCCTTGGACCCCGCATCTTACGCGCGCTCATTGGGAGCTACCCTCCCTAGGCTCCCTAGCCTCCCAATCGCCGGCTAACCCCTTGATCGCCCTCGCGCTCCCTTTGGGAGGCAAGCCGCCCCTCTCGTCGGCCTACCCTCCCTAGGC